GACGTCATACACAGTTGTTGTCCTAACATTAGGGATGCTTGGAAAATGCCCAGCATGGATCTAGACTATGTGTTGCTCAACATACGCATAGCCAGCTACGGCAACAAAATGGGCATAGAAACCCGTTGCCCCAAGTGCGAAGCTGAAGCCACCTATGATCTGGATCTGTCAGGCGTATTGGAAAAGATTGGTATACCCGATTACACTGTGCCAGTACAGTCCGAGGGCCTGACCATAAAACTGCAACCACAGCAGTATTTTGCCATCAATCGTGCCAATCAGATCACATTTACCGAACAGCAGATCTTGCGCACCATCAATGATGACACCGTCAGCGATGAAGAAAAGAAATCGCGCACAGATGCCTATCTAAACAAGCTGATAGATCTCAATGTGGATATCTGTACCAACAGCACCCAATCCATTACCATGGAGGATGGTACATGTGTGACCGAATCTGAGTTTATCAAAGAGTTTTATAACAACTCCGAGTTCAAGATCATGCGGCAGGTGCAGAACGCACTAGAGGAAATCAACAAGTCAGCCGGCATACAGCCCATAGACCACAAGTGCGCAGAGTGTAACGAACCTTATCGCATGCCTATTGAGTTTGACTACGCAAGTTTTTTCGCCTAAGGCTTTTGACTCTAAACAATGAGCAAGTGGTTGAATATTTAAACGATCTAGAAAAAGAATCAAAAGCCTTAAAAGCCGAAGCTCTAAAACTGTGTTGGTTCATGCGTGGTAGTCTCAGTTATGATGATGCCATGATGCTGAGTCAAACTGAAAAAGATCTTATTGTCAAACTCATTAACGAAAACTTAGACACCACCAAAGAAACGGGCATGCCATTCTTTTGAGATCTCTAACGAGATCTGTTGTTTCACTTCGTTCACAACAATTTTGCTTTTCTGTATCATCCAGATTACGTGGTCATAATTCACCGTAGCAACGGTGAAAAATGAGTGCATCATCCGAGTGACAGCAGTCATTCTACGTANNAGAGATTCGCTTGCGCGGCGGAGGCGGTTGACCGGTACCCCCTACTCTAGCTTCACATATCAACGGAACCCTAGTGACCCGACGTGAATCCAAGTCCTATGAGCATGAGTTGTATCTTTTTCAACAGAGCTCAAACCATTTAGTGCCTTAAGTTAGCATTTGCCTTGCACACCCGAGAACATCTAGACTGGGTATCTCACCAGTCCGCAACGGGAGTCGAGCTGTCTCGACCAAACAGAGTGCGGTATACTTGAAATTAAGCCTGGGTGGCTAGAGTTTGCCTAAGATGTGTGAGCCATGTATGCGGCAGTTTATGATGCCGTTGTAATAATCTGTGCTTTCCAGCACACGGCGAGCAAATTGTTCTCTCGCCTCAATGTAACTGCATTCTGCTTTGCTCTTACAAAAGTATAGTATTTCTCTTGTAAAATTTTCAGCACCCAACGCATCTACATCTCTTTGTAGTTCTGGACTGGAACCATAGTAGGTTTTCCAGTCTGAATCTATTTTGCCTCGTATCTTCTTTTTTTTCTTCTTACCGTTTTTTAATTTTACCACACGGTAAGTGGTTTTACTAAACTTTGCTAGTTTTTTTCCAATGTACATCCTGCCGGACAAGTTATTGGTTATCAAATAAACAAATCCAACACAGTCTTCGGGCAAGGTTTCTTGCGGTGTGTTTTCGAAAAGCCATGTCATTCACAGTTAGTTATCTTCGTATTACCATGTTGTGGCATATTCTTGATTTACCATGCCACTGGCACACTTGGTTTGGCACTCTTGCCATTCAAACTGTTGAAAATCTCCAGACCAAAACGGATGTTCCACAGCGTCTGCCAGGGTGCGTTTGTGTAAGTCAAACTGAGCCGAAATCTTTTGCCAGGTACTGTTGTGTGTGTAACGATTGGCCACCCAACAGCAGGGAAACAGTCGGCCTCGACTGTCTATGTACAAGCCCTTGTTACCTATGGCACACAGCGGTTTAACTCCATGCATTTCTTTGACATTTTTGTAAAGTTCAATGTTTATGGGGTGGGTCTTCCACACATGATTGTTGAGACCTCGCATGCTCAATATCACTGTTTGTCTTTCAAATCTATGACTGCTGCTAATATACTGATCGGCAGGTTGCAACGGGTCGTTGGCACCATAGGCCGGATAAATTTTTGCAAACTTGGTACTTTTGGTTATCTGAAACCCATCCATGCCCCACTGTTGTGCCTGACCAATCATGTCTGGCAACTGATCCTGGTTGAACCCAAAAGCTATAGCAGCCCAGACGGTGCGACACCTGCTGTGCTGTGTCAGAGTTTGGATGCCTGTGACAATGCTGTTCCAGTCACTGTTGACTCTATAAAGATTGTTGCTGTCATGGTCCCAACCATCTATGCTGAAATGCACAGTGTCCTGTTCAGTCAGCACTGATGCCAGGTTTTGCCACCAGTCAGCTCTTTTATGACTACCATTGGTTATTATGACTATCTCTACAGGTTTGATGCTTTTGATATATGCAATCACAGGTATCAGATCATGTGCATAGATAGGATCGCCGTCGTCACCACAGAATGTGATTTTTTCCACATTGGCCAAAACAAACTCTGGAGTAAAGTTTCTTTGAAAAAATGCCAGGTCCAATTCGGTATTGACCAGGGTGTCGGGCACTTCTTGTCGCGCACACCGCGGGCAACGTAAGGCACACTTGCTGGAGATTTCTATGTGAAAATGCCAGGTAGCTAACACAGCTCAACCTCTCTGCGCCACTGGCTTTCAAAGTTTGTGATGTTTTCTTGTGCAGTACATGTGGTCACACAGGTTGGGTCAGCTTGATCTGTGTTCCAGTTCACACTGACTTCTTCAAGATGCGTGATAAAATTACTTTGTCTTGCACCCAACCAACAGCACGGACTCACACGACCTTGAGCATCTATGTACATGCTCTGTTCTCGAACAGCATGGCAATCTATGCGACCGGGCTGGTATTCAAGTCGATTCCAAGTCACTGGCCATTTCAAGTTGTCTGGCAAGGGTCGTTTTGAGACCTTGGCACGGAACCATTTGAAACCCATGCTGCGAGCCAGACTTTCGCAGGCTTCTACCTGATGTTCGTTGTGCTGATACACCAGCATGTCCCAGTGTGCTGAACCACCAGCATCAATAAAGGCACGGGCATTTTCCATTACTCTATACCACTGCACATTTTTTCTGTAGATGTGATTGGTATCTTCTAGGCCGTCGATGCTAAACACCACATAATCTCTGGGCTGATTCAAGATACGGGCCAGCAGGATCCACCAGGTAATGGGTCTTAGTCCACCATTGGTATTCATGCCCAGCACAATGTCGGGGTTGCAGTTTCTGAACCACTGATATATGTCCATGGCATTTTCTGCTGCGGCAGGATCTCCATAGTTGCCACACATGAACATTTTGTCTAAATGTCGTAGATCCGCCAACGAAAGATGTTGCTCTATTTGAGCAATAGTAAGATGATGTGATCTAGCTTGATCAAACTCTGGGTCTGTTTCTCTGGCACAGGCAGGACAAGCAGCCTGACACACGTCAGTGGGCTCAAGATGTAGAACACGTATGAATCTAGCCATTGATGTCCACGTCTGTGTTGTAGCTGGTGTAGCCGTTTTCTTTGACCACGTGCAAGGTATTGTTCACACGCCCAGCCAGTTCATCCTTGTGCGACACCAACCAAATACTCTTGTTGGCTTCTCGACTCATTTTCTTTAAGATGGCCAGGGCATTTTCCACACCCGACGCATCCATGCCCGAATCTACCAGCTCGTCAATAAACAGCAAGTTGATGGGCTGATACAGGCTTTCCCACACATCGCGGAAGGCCCAGGATAGACTCAGGATAAGTCTGTTGCGCTCACCGCGACTCAAGTTGTCAAAGTCTAGATCTCGTCCCAGTTCAGTGATGGTCACACTCAAATCGTTGTTGAATTTGACCTGATGTGGTAAGCCAATCCTGTCCAAGTACTGGCCCAGTCTGGCATTCAAGTAAGTGAGATTCTGATCAATGATGCGTTTGCGAATAAATGAGTCCTTGTTTGTAAGCAGTTTGAGCAAGAACTCCTGGTGATCTCTGATGTTGGCCAGGCTGTTGATTTCGTCGTACTGAATCTCTTCCACACCTTTTTCCTGCATTTCTTGAATCTGCTCAGTGTAAGGATCTTGTTCAGTCAGTCGGTCTGCCAGTTGCTTTTCCAAACTGCTCACAGTGGCCTGATGGTGTATGGCATCACTTTCTCGATCATAGAATGTTTGAGGTTTTATGCCCAGGTCGCCCAGCCCACGCTGAGTTTCGAGTAGTTGATCCAAGAGGGCAGCATGGGATTCCTGAGCCTGTTTTGCTCCTGCCAGTTCTCTCTGCTTTGATCCCAAGACCTGTTGGTGCTTCGTGTCGTGGAATTCTTGTCCGCAAGTGGAGCACGTATGATTTTCCAACGCCAGGATCTCCTTTGATAGGCGTTCAATGGCCTTCTCCTCGCGGCCCAGGTCCAGTTTCGTGCGACCGATCGCCGACGAAAGCTCATTGAGGTCCTTGCGAAGCTGATCCCATTGCGCAAGATCTTTGTGTGCCTGAATCTCGGCCGTGATGTCAATTCTCTGTAGTTCTTGGAGTCCCGTCTGTATTTTTGCTGTCTCTTCTGCATGTTTGGTTGTCCATAGTGTCTGTCTGCGTTTTAGACTTTCTATCTGTTCTTCCACTCGCCGGTTGGCGTCCTGTACTGCCTTGATGCGAAACTCTTCTTGAGTTATGGCATCTCGGGTGGCCTTGACTGAATCTTTCAAACGATCTGCCTTTTCACTGAGCAAGGTAATGCCCAACAACTGTTCAATAATGGTACGTTGATCATTGTCCTTCAAACTCAAGAACGGTTCGGTATAAGTGTTGAGAGCCACAATATGTTTGAACATGTCATGAGTCATGCCCAGCATGCGTTCTATTTCAGCCTGTGTTTCTCTCGAATCGCCTTGTGCATCATCGGTGATTTCCTGCTCAGTGTCGCCCACAAAGAATCGCATGACATTGGGTTTGCGACCACGTTCAATCCTGTACACCTGCCCATCACGCTCAAAATCAATGGTGACCATCATGTTCTTTTGATTGGTCTTGTTTATGAGATTGTCTTTTTTGATATTGGTTAGAGCAGTGCCGTACAAGGCATAGCTAAGAGCATTGATGATTGTGGTCTTGCCTGTGCCGTTTCTGGCACCTGTGTCGTCACCGCCCAGGTCCAAGTTTTCACCCAGAACCAGGGTCAGATCCTTGCGATCAAAGTTCACTGCCTGTGTGGTATTGCCCACACTCATGAAGTTTTT